TCGAGACACCGCCATTCGCGTTCGCATTGTTGTACCCGCGATAGACCACACGGCCAGTGGCTGTGCTTATCCAATAATAATCTGAATAGTATGTGCTTGATGAGCCATTCATCGAGCCTACTGGCACCACCGCCATCAGCTTACCATGAGCCACCGCCGTTATCCAGTTACCGCTAGTTGTCGCACCCTTTATCATGATCGTGCTGCCGTCAGGCATCCAAATGCGCCACTTGCCCTCATTGCCGCTCGTGTTCGGCAAGTCCACACCGTCCATCATGTCATACTTGTGTCCGTAGATGTCCTCATAGCCCAGGCAGCAGATATTGTTCACCTGCGTCACCTTCGTCGCACCATACTCGTCCTTGTCTATATACCAGGCATATTGGTGCACTCTGTTCTCGTCCACCAGACTGTTTGTCACATTTGGGTTGATTACTTTTGCGCCCTCATAGCCTATGGTGTCCTGCATGCCTCTTGACATCGTGCCGCCAGTCGTGCGCATATTCGTATGCGAGCCAGCGCCACACTGCTCCTGCATGTTCCTCCTGCCATACTTCGCGTATGCAAGGTTCGCAATGCGGAAGTGCATCAGTGCATCTATCTGCTGCATACCTCGCTGCACGCTGTAATAGTGGAAGTCCGTCCATGTCATACTTGCAGTGGTACTGCCGCCCGTTATGCAGGCACGCAGCTTGCTGCCCACAACAGAACTGCCCACAACAGCACACAGATGCTCCTCGTTGGCAAACCACTCTGGCTCCATATCCTCTATCTTGCTGCTATTGGATAGCACCACCTTGTCAAACTCGGCTGTGTTCAATATAGAGAAGTACAAAGTCTTGGCTCCCTCCGGCACATCGCTGATGAGATACATGCCTGCCTCAAATCTGTTTCCCAGCGTTGGCACCACGATACTCTTCACCACATTGCCGTTCACGTCAGCAAATGCGCTGCCCACAAGGTTCGTGCCTGGCACACTCGGCCAGCGAACACGCTTGTGCTTCGACACATCCACCACACACACCGAATAGGAACTGTCCGTACTCATGGCATTTGTTATGGTGTCTCTGCCGCTCATCACTTTCCTGCCTTTAGTGTAACCGCCCTGCACCGCCTTGATGTCATCAAGCGTCAATACGTCCACGTTTGGCACAGCTGGCATGTGGTCCTTATCCTTTGAGCTGTAGCAACTGTAGTTCCTGCTGTTCAAGAAGTCATTGATGCCCTTGCTCCAGAAGAAAGGCTCGTGCATCATCAGGTCACCCTCGCTGCCGTCAAGTTTGGCAGGGGTTCCGTCGGCATACTTGGTGCTGTCCTTATCGTCAAGCTCCATGTAAGTCATCTCGCCGTCCAGATTGTTCACCACGGTATCGACATTCGCGATGTTCACGTTCCTCGTGGTCGCCTTCTTTGTCACCTTCGCCAGCACTCTGTGGCGGTTCTTCAATATCGCAGCCACATGGCCGCTTGGCTTGTAGTCGCTGCCGTACTTATAGCCCGTGCCGTTATCCAAGTTCGAGAGATTTGCATCGTCTGCCACGCTCTCGTCACTCTCCAGCATTGTGTATTCCGGCTGCTCAATGTTCAATTCAGGATAGTGCTCAGTATATGCGGCAAAGGTCTCATCATCAACGTAACGGGTCAGCCGGTATGTGCCCACCAGTCGGCAGCTCTCCACATTGCCGCCATTCTCGTCCACACCGCCCGTCTGCATCAGTGAGGCCAGCAGGCTGCCGTCGCCTTCCATGTCGATGCCGGTCACACGCAGATACTTCACGTTTCCGCACCTTGCGTGCAGCGTCTGCCAGTCCACGCCCGGGCAATTGTCAACCACAAGCCTGTTGATGTTGCTTGTGCCCTCCAATGTCAGTCCGCTGGTCGTCAGTTTACCCAGGTAGCGCAGTTCCAGTGTCTGCAACGTTGCCGGAAGCGTTACGCTCGTCAGCGGAGTGCCCTGTGCGAAGTTCACGCCGGTCAGGGCTGTCTTGCCTGCCTTCAGTGTCTCCAGCTTCGTGTTGTTGCTCAGGTCTATGCCAGTGAAACTGCCTGACTTCAAGCCGGTCATATTCAGAGTCCGCAAGTTTCGGCAGCCGTTCACCAGTAATGCGTTCAGCGTTGTCTGTGTCTGGCCACAGCTCACGTCAAGCGTCCTCAAAGCGGAGCAGTTGTTCAAGTTCAGAGTCTGGAGTATGGCATGGCTCACGTCCGTCAAGTCAAGCCCCATGATGCGGCTCGCACCGTAGATGTATTGCGGGTCATTCACGATGAGGTCTGTGTCAAGCGTCAGTTCCACCTGGCTTCCCGTGTCCTCCGCAAGCACTGCGCTTTCGTGCGGCGTACCGCTCGTGTAGCCGTACCCGAAGAAATACCGCTCGCTCGCCGTGATTCTTATCTTCCGGTTGTCACTTCCGAACTTATAGCCGAAGTATGCTGCGAAACTGTCCTTTCTGTATGTGCCGCACACATACTGGCTGTCCAGCAATGCAAAGCGGTTCTGGATGGTATAGGTGCGGTGCGCATATCGGCTGCCCTGGAGTGCATAGAGGTAGTCATAGTAACTCGTGGTGCCGTCTGCCGTCGTCACACCCTCCGTCAGCGGCTTGATGTACTTGTAGATGCCGTCCTTGTTGTAGATGCGCTCACACCAGTTGCCCATCATCTCCTCATTGAAGACCTTCAGCACATACTCCAGCGACATCGTGCTTCGCAGCTTGTCTGCCACCTCCCTCAATTTGTCCGGACAGCCTCTCACAAGTTCCCACAGCACGGAGTCGTGTCCTGCAAACGCATACGAGCCGATGCTCTCGTCCATCGTCTCCCACGTGATTGTGTAGTCGTATTTCAGAACTGAGTCGTTGCGCTCACCGAACACCGTGTCCATGTCGTATGGGATGAAGTACCATATCTTGCCGTCCCATGTCACGAGCATCATGTTCTTCGCGCGGTTGTCCACAGCCATGAAGTAGTCCGTTATCAGATACCATGCAAATGGCGAGTCGTTGCCGAAGTATTCCGCGTATTCGTTCAGGAATTTGGTCGGGTTGCCCTTGCACGAGTATATCCACTCCCAAAGGCGCTTCACTGCCGCCTTGTCGTCCTCATGCGCCGTCGCCCATGTCTGGTCGGGTTTGAATCGGAACTCCAGAGCGTCGTCAAACGTGTCCATGTTGCTCGTACCGAACAGGCACAATGCTTCCGAGTTGTTCAGGAACTCCAGGCAGATGCACTTGTTGCGCTCGCCCTTCAGTGTAGCCTCGTCATTGAAGCCCTCGATACCCTCAAAGCCGTAGATGATGCCGCTGCCGCTCTTCTCGTTGTTGAAGTTGTACTTGCCAAGATACACGTTCTCACCCGTGCCGTTGTTGTCGTAGAACAAATCTATCGGGAAACCGTCCACGCCGATTCTCACATCATAGTTGCCCTTGTAGGCCATTTGTGGCGGAGTCAGCCAGCCGCATCTCTTCCAAATGTCGTTCACGATCCTCACCGCACCCGTATTGTGCGTAGATGAAGAATCTGAGAAGTCCGCCTTAAGGCAGAATATGTCTATCGGTCTTGCACCTGGTTTGAACGAATATTTGAAGTCCGCTACCTCCACGCCGTTCACATACAGCTTCGTGCCGTACTTCGTCGAGCGGCTGAAGTAGATGCGGTAGTTCTTTCTCGGGTAGGTCGTCGATGAGGTGCCTTGTATTCTCAGTCCGCACTGGTAGATGATGAAGTCATACTCCTTGCCGTAGGCAGAGTAGAAGTAGATGTCCACCGGAACCTCGAACTTCTTGTTGTTCGTCTGGTTCACCAGATTCACGTCGCCCACGATCCTCATCACGCTCTTGCCCATTGCCCTCAGCTTGTCGATATCAACGTCTGTGCCCTCATCGTCCATCACCTGGTTCTTTTCGAACAGCACCACCATCTCGTCGCTTGTCGGGCGGTCCACCATATAGTTCGCAAGCTCCTCGTCATCGCCCAACGCACGGTTATACACGCGCAGGTTCCGCACCTCCACGTCCGCGCTCTCGCTCGTGATCCTGATGTTCGTCGGTTCTGCCTGGAGCAGCGAGTCCGTCGAGGCATACTGCTTCGCACCGCATAGGATGCCGTTCACATACAGCGTCATCAGTCGGCTCGCCTTTTTCTCCTGCACCACGAAGGCTATCTTCAGTGTCATACCGCTTGCGAACTTAGTGCCTACTTCCGAACCTGCGCCCGTCCGCATCAAAGCCTCCTGCGTCGTCAGTCTGAAACCCACGCCACCGGTCATGCAGTCCACCACCGTACCCCTGCGGTCGGTCACGTTCGTGCATGTCAGCTCCATCTCGTAGGTTGCGCCCGTGGTGGTTGCGTCGTTGCCGAAAGGCTTGTACCCGATTTCAACATTCGCGCCGTTCGTCAGCTTCAAGGCATCGCCCGTCCAGCCGTTGCTCTGCCAGTCAAAACCTTCAAACGCCGTTTGAACGTCGTTATAACGCCATTCAGCAGGCTCGCTCTCGGCATTGCTCCTGCCGGCTGCCGTCAGTTTCAGTACGAGTCCGGCAGTCGCCTCGCTCAGGTCAATGCCGCTCTCCGTCACCTTCACGTTCAGCTTGTATTCCGTAGTGCCGCACTTCAGAATCATCGCCACATCGCCCTGCTCCAGGAAACGGTTTGTATATACCTGCGTCGTCCTCGGAACGCTCACCGTCTGTGTCCGTATGCCGTCTCTCCACACACCCACGGTCGCCGGGGTCGTTGTCGGGTCATACGCCACAAAGTCAAATCTCACCTGCTCATACTGACCGGTTTCAATAGTCGGGGTCAGATGGTCGTCCGCAAAAATGCGTCCGTCACCGAAGGTCAGCTTCGTGCCGATATACGGGGCGTTCTGTCCGGCCTTCAGAATGTCAAAGTAGATGCTCTCACTCTTCAGCGTCAGCTCCGCGCTCGCCTCCATCTCGGCGACGATCTGCACCGTGTGCCGGCCGATGCTCACTCCCGACATCGACAAGGAGAAACTGCCGTTCGTCGTGCCGCTTCTTTTCACCGTCTGCGAGTCCCACTGGTGTCCGTCCAGATACAGCGTCACGGTTTTGTCGCCGCTTCCGCTAACAGCAAAGGGGATGCTCACCGCCTCGCTCACGCCGTAGCCGCCCTTGGCGACACACTCGGCTATGTTGAAGCTGCTGCTCAGCGCAAGGGTCACAGCCTTCACGCTCACATAGCTCTGCCTCGTCTGTGTCTTGCCGGTGGTCGGGTCGGTTGTGGTAGCCCTCACATAGATGTCTGTCGTTCCGAGCAGCAGGTATTTCGTCAGATCCAGGGTATAGGTTCCCTTGCTCACATCATGCTGCGTGTCTGCATACATCACGGTCGCGCCCCTCTTCATCTCAATGCTGACTGTTGCCTTCTGGCCCGTGGATGTGCCTTTCTCGTCACCGCTGCTGTACTGGTGGTCATACGTCCATGTCAGCATCGCGCTGTCACCTTCCTTGATGATGGTCTTGCTGACGGCTGCATCCAGCACGATTTTCGTGGTCGAAGCGTCACCGCCTCCACCGCCGCTTCCTGCCGGAATGTCCGCAGACGCTATCTCCGCACCGCTCTTGTTGGTCAGTGCCAGGCGCACGCTGCTGCCGTCGTCACTCAGTTCGGCGTTCATGCCCAAGACGGTGCTCGCCTCTATCTCCATCAGCTTCGCCGCCACCGCAGCGTTCTGCACCGGGTTCGTCGAACTTACGTTCAAGCTCTCGTCCACCTCAGTCTCGCTGATGGTGATGGCGACGTTGCCGTCCTCGCCAGGCTCCAGCTTCTTGCCGTTCAGCGTCACGCTCTTCACCGTGCCGTCGCCGCCAAAGTCCTCCCAGCTCGCCGTCTGCTCCCAGCTCTCGATGTTCGTGCCCTTGAACTGCTTGGTCTCCCATTTGCCCTGTGCCGTCTCGTAGGTGATGCAGCGTCCCTTCGCACGTGCCTTTCCTTCCACGGCTGCTATGGCGGTCTCAAGCGTATAGTATCCGCTCTCCAGCGGAACCTGCTCCGTCACGTTATAGGTGTTGCCACCGCCGCTTCCGCTTATCTCCACCAGGTTCTCTTCCTCATCGCTCCACACATACACCACGCCACCGCACACATACGCCTTGTCCTTCAGTACTTCCGTGCGCACATCGTTCATGTACATGTCTGCGCCAGGCCAGTTATTGCAGTATATGTTACCATTCTTCCCGCAGAAGGATTTGTTCACCGTGTCATAGTACACACCGTCTATCTGGAGGCATGATACAAGTCGTATCTCCACGCCTTCCACCAGCCCGTCAAACCGCGCTGTCGCGCCGTTCCTCGCAGCCAGTGCCGTGTCCTTGTACTCTGCTTCCACGCTCTCTGCCTTTGCCACAGCGGCGTTGGTCTTCTGGGCGGCATCAGTGGCCTTGCTTGCTGCATCGTTGGCGGTTTGGGCCGCAGCCTTCGCTGTTGCTGTTGCCGTATCTGCTTTCTTTGCCGATGCGTCAGCCACAGCAGCAGAAGCCTTGGCGACAGCTGCTGCATCTTCCGCAGGTTTCGACAGCAGTTTCAACGGGGCGCTCACCACCGTCTCGCCTCTCATGGCAGGAAGGCTCACCACACCGTCCAGCGTGCTCACAGCTTCCAGCTCGTCCACACTCTGGCTGTCAGTCTTTATCTGGTTCACCACATCCTGGACCAGTTCCTTTTTCTCTTCTTCTGTCATATCATCCGTTGTTTTGATTATTGTTCAACTGTTCTCTAAGCCCGTCGATAAAGCCGGGCACACACAGACGTTCTGCCACCGTGCCCATAAGGCTTACCTCCTCGTCGGTATATTCGACACTACCCTCGCCATTGTATATCTTCAGGGCGAGTGCGTGAGCCTTGATGCCATTCACGTTGTTGTAAATCATGTCGGCAAAGTTCTCTCTTGCGTCCACCGTATGCGATGCCTTGTGGCTGATGGATGCGTAAATCTTGAAATGCTGAAAGTCTATCTTGCTCATATCGTTGTTATAGATTATTATTATATAAACAGTAAAAATTATCCTCATAAGGCGCACTATTACCATTGCGTACAATTAGTAACTTTACAACGGAATTGGCTTTTATTGTAATTTTTGAAGCCCCAATAAGTGCGATTCCTCCGGATGCAATATCTATATCTGCATTGTTAGATTTATGGCCTACAAGCGTGAGTACAAAGGCGTAATCGTATGTACTACTTCCGAACATCCAATACAGAAGATCGTTTTTTATATCCAAAAATACTGTCCTATTGGAGCCACTTGTGTTTTTGAGAAGTTGCAAAGGTCCGTCCATCCAATCTATGCTGTATATCTGGACTAAAGGAAGTTCCGCTGATACATCTTTGATTTTGCCTGCTTGAAGAACGCCACCCTCATTAACTACGATGCTACCAGACGATAATATAGAAACACGTGGTGAGGATGCGACTTTAGATTCTATCCTAAAAGCAGGACGGAACAAAGATGCGATGTCTTTTCCTTGTTGCATATTTTTGTTCAAGTACATAAATGTTGCTGCATCATCATCGTTTGGGTCAGCGTTAATTCCTAAAAACAACTGATGGAAAGTCCATTTAGCAGTGTTCTCATCATACAAGTAGTTTTGCAATCTTATTTGACTTGCACTGATCAATGTCTTTTGTTCTTCGGTTGTCCAATCATCAATGTTACCATAGTGTAGATTGTCTGATGATATTACCAAATTTCCAATATTTCCATTCGATGCGTTTATTTCTCCCGTGAACTTGCCGTTCTTTGTCTCGATGCTGCCGTCTTCCAGTATCTTGAAATTCTCGTTGGCGGTTACAAGCCCCTCCAACTGTATGTTTGATGCCTTTATCTTTACACCATCCTGACCGGCACCGACAAAGGATTTCAAGTTGCCGTCCACATCGATTGCATACAGTCCCGACACTTTGGACGTGACTATGAGGCCCGTCTCTTCCAACGCCCGCTCGTCCTTGTCATACACGGCAGCCGATATTCTCACCAGTCGCTCCGACTGCTCAAACAGCGTTTTGTACTTGTACGTCAGTGCCTCAATCTTATCTGTGCTCAGCACCAGCATATACAGATAGATGTCGCCGTCAAACTCCAACTTGAAGTCGCCCGTGCCGTTCCACAGTCCGCTACAGGTGTATTGCACATAGCCGCCGGTAGCTGCGATTTCCTCGCTTACCTCCATACTGTTGAAGTCCGCAAAGCCCGTCTTGTCAATATTCTCAAAACCTATCTTCAGCGTGCCGGACTTTGCGCAGCGATAAAAGAAACTCAGATACACTGGCAAGGCTTCCTTCTTCCCCTCGCCGTTTGTCGGAAAGGTCGGCACAAAGCGTAGATTCTCATGCTTCTGTCGGATATACTTGTTGCGTATCCGCACCACCTTGCGTCCCATGTCTGTCACCACGCTCGCACCGTCACCCTTCTTCGATAGCGCTGCGCCGTTGGCCCATATCCACCTGTTGCCGACGAGGAAGAACACCGTCTCATTCTCCGAGTTCCACTTCTCCAGTCCCGACGCAAACGTCGGGTTGTTCAGATAGCCCTTCTCGCTTAGGAAATCATTCCGCACGCTGTCGATCGCGCTCTGTACCTTGCCCTCCGTTATCTCGAAGCGGGTTTTCACGTCCTCGCCGGTTTCCAGTACGAATGTACCCTTCAGAAAGGCATTGTCCGCATAAAGTCCGTTGCCCTTCGGCTGGCGGTCTGCCGGGAACTTGTCATCCTTGATGCCGTCCAGGTTGCCGAGCCGTGCGCGTAGGCAGTTGTCGAATGTCTTGCCACTCACACCATCCATCACGTCCACCCTCGGCTGTCCGTCCTCCGTAGCGGATATGAGCACCAAGTTCTGGCGGTCAGTGTTCATCGTGTTGCCCATCAGCACACACTCGTCGCCCTCCTTGGGTTCCACACCGTCAAACTCCTCTTTCGCCACCACGATGCCGTCAGCCATCACGTCCGCTACTTCCACCCAATAGCTCCGCATGTCCTTGCCCGTGAACGTCTGGCAGCGCACCAGGTCGTGCTGCACGAACATGTTGTCCTGCTCAAAGCTGATGAGATAGTGGTCGCTTTGCTCCTCCACCGCCTTTATCTTGCCGTTGGCCGCGCTCACGCATATCTGGCCGCCCACGCTCCGCACCTTCTCGATGAGCAGTTCCATCACCGCCATCGTCTGCCTCACCGTCAGTTTATCCACCGTCAGATAGGTGCGTCCATCCTCACCTTTCCACAGTTGGAACCCTGCGCCAAGCATCCCATCAACGAACTGTCCTGCACTCCTTATGCTGTCCGAGGTCACGGAGTCAAAGGTTACACCATCTGTCTTTCTCACTGGCTGATTCAGATAGTCGTCAAACTCACGGTAATCCCACTTGTCTGCATTATCAGCTTCCTTGGCGTGGTCTGCCTCCAGAGCATGTTTCGACTCATCTGCGTTCACAGAATGGTCGGCCTCTTTCGAGTGGTCTGCTTCCAGCGCATGATCGCTGTCCTTGGCATGGGTGGCTTCCCTCGCCAGTTCAGCGATGTCCGCCTTGGCTGCGTGCGCCGCCTCCTTCACCGCCATGCCGCCGTAGGCTGTGCCCCCGGTTCGCAGTGCCGAGGTGCTGCCCTCGTTCTTCGGCTTCTTTATTACCTTGATGTCTATCATTGCTCTATTTCCTTTAGTGTCATTTCAGCATATCCCTCCTCCAGGTTGCGGCTGATGCCCTGCACGAAGAAGGTCTTGCCCATCATCGGGTGGCGGTAGTGGGCGAACAGGCTCACAATGCCACCGTCCGTGTCCGTCAGTTTCTGCATCATCACCACCCTCGGCGCGTGCCACTCCTTGTAGTAGCTGTCCACATACAGCTGCTCCGGCTTCGCGCTCTCCTCCCGGTTGTGGTCGTATATCGTCAGCAGTCCCTCGCCCGTCAGCGTGTTCACCGGGGTGCTCATCTTCACGCTGTCCGTCACGTCCAGTGCCTGACACTCCGCAGCCGTCAGCGCTGAGTTTATCTTCATTTCGATGTCATCTTTCACGTTCACGAAGCTCTCCTTCGTGTCGCTCATGTACACCAGGTCGTTGTCGCCCGTGTTGTTCACCAGTCCGTTGTCGCTGTATATCTTCACCTCGAACTGCTCCACCATGATGCTGCTCACGTGCGCCAGCAGCGGTATCGTCGTGCTGTTCCATTTCGTGTGCCTGAACCACGTCTTGTGCCGCCTGGTCACCACGTCCCACACGGCGTTCACTGGGCCGAGTATCATAAACCGCACCCGTCCGCTCACCTTGTCGCTTTTCTTTATGGGGATGGCGATGCCTTCAGCGTCGATGCCCAGCTCGTAGCTCACGTTGTTCTGCAGGTCAAACTTTGTCCCCACTATCTTGTCGCCGATCTTCGGGTCAAATCCTATCGTGAAGCACTGCTGGTAGTATTCGTCCTCGTCGGCACATTCCTCCAAGGTCTTGTACTTCCGCCACTCGAAGTCCGAAACCTGTCCCTCCGTGCCCTTTTCCACCACGCACTTGTCGCCGATTATCAGCATGCAAGCCAAAACACCCACCTTCGATATGTGGTCGCTGCCGTCACCGATGGCGCTGTACTTGAACTCGTACAACTGCGGACCGCTGTCCGTGAACGGCACAAAACCGTGCTCCGTCTCCACATCCCATGTCGCTGCCTCGTTGGGTGTCGTCACTTTCCACCACTGCTGCGTGTAGTATCGTCCGTCACCGTTGTTGCGGCTCGGCACGGTCATGTGCCACCATTTCCGTATGCCAATAAAAAATGGCATGCCGTCAGGAAATCCGGCACGGTCGTAGTTGTATATTGCCTTGTAGGTGTCCGTCAGTGCCATCACCGGGTTCAGCACTAATTTTCCGCTCAGCACGATGTAGTTGGTCGTACCCTCGTCTGTCGGAGAGAACACACCGCCCGTCATGCTGCCGTTATACACGGCTCTCGGCACTCCAGCCTTCAGTGAGTCGGCATTCGGGTAGGTCGTGGACTCCTTGTCGTCGCCGTTGCCGTTCACGCTCACCACCAGGTAGTTCGTCATCTCCACCTTCGGTGTCGGCGAGTTGTCCTTGCCGTCCGTTTTCTTCTCCACCTTGCCCAGAGCGATGATGGCAGCTCCCGGCTGCTTCGCCAGCAGGTTCGGCAGGGCTTGCTGGTTCTTTCCCTCGCTGCACAGTTCCTCCATCACGTTGCCGCTCCCCATGTTCGGGAACAGCCATTCGCTGTTGTTCTTCACCTGCACATACCAGTCCGTAACGCATCCGCCGCTGTATGTCGTTTCCTGTCCGTGGGTCATTGCGTCAAAGGCATCTATCGCCGTCGAGCCCTCGCCGTCGCTGCTGTATTCCGTCATGTATTTCTGGTAGTTCTTGTACGGGCTTTTCAGCAGATCGTCGTCCAGCGGACTCTCTATCACGCTCTCCATGCTCTCCACCTTCGCCGTCAGCAGCAGCCTGTTGTACACCTCGCCCACGCTGATGGTCGTGTCCGTGTCCGTCACGATGCCCGTCCGTATGTCCGTCGTCTGCCGTGCCGTCGTCACGCTCGCCCCAGTCAGCAGGTCGCGCCAGTAGATGCGCTCCCCGCCCTTTACGCTCTCCCACGAGTATATATAAAAGGTAAAGCCGTCCTGCACGATGTGCAGGTTCAGGTACTTCAGCATCTCCTCCAGCACCTCGTCTTGCTGCCACACGTCATCCTCCTCGTCGCCAAGAAACAGCAACTCGTTGATGGTCAGCTGCCCGAATATGGCGTAGCGGTTGCCCGTCAGGTCATCCACCGCCTTGCTCCCGTCATACAGGTAGCGCACGGCGTTTCCGCCCACGATGTCAAGACCTGCCGTCACACCACCCATTATCTCCTTCAGCATCTCTAAGAACGTGCGCTGCTCCGCCTCCGCCTTCACCACATTGTAGAGCACGCCCAGCGCACCCACGTCGCGGTACTTCGAGTATTGCAGGGCTATCAGCGCATCGATGCAGCTCAGTTCTATCTCGTCATATTCCTCGTTATAGCCTTGTGAGTACGACTGCGGTTCTATGTACCCGGCAAAGAGGCATTTGCCCTCGCGGTAGATATTCACCACTGCGTCAAGGCATGAGGCGCAGAAGAAGTCGGGCACGAAGTTCCTTGTCAGCAGCCGCACTTTTGCTTGCTGGCAGAGCAGATGGTCGAAAGTGTCATTCACCTCGCTCGTCAGTTCCACGGGATCACCCGTGAACGACAGCTCGCCGCCCTTCTCGCCGATGACAACTTCCTTTGTGCGGTCGCCCTTTGTCAGGATATGCACCTCGATGCGCTCGTCCTTCTGGTTGTAAAAGTGTCCGTGTAGATACATACTCCTTATATTTTGATGTTCGTTCCCTTTCTGTTTATCCTCGTCTCGTTGGCAAGCACTGCCACAAGGTCGCGTCCTTTCACCTTCAGTTCATACACACCGCCACCTCCGCCGCCATTATTGCCGATAAGCGACTTCAGTTTGTTCAGCGGTGCTATCACCTCCGGGTTGCTCTTTGCCCCGGCATACTCGCCCATCAGTGCCAGGGTCGGTCCGTACACGATACCGCCGTTGGCAAATGGGGTAACGGCCACCGATGCCACAAGCCCTTGCATCATGGCTATAAATCCAGCTGCGATGCCAGCACCAGCAAACGGAATGTAAGCGTGTGCAGCCATAAACTCTGAAGCTGCAAGTTCGCGGTACGCCATTGCCTCTGCCTTTACTGCCGCCATCGTAGCTACCGATGCCGCCACCTCTTCAGGGGCTGCCGCTACTTTTGCCGTAGCAGCTGTGGTCGCTGCCACTCCACTTGCAGCGGTCACAGTGTTGGAGGCACCTGTTACGGCGGTCAAGGTCTGAATAATTGAGATGATGCCGTTGATGCCCTCATATATCTGAATGGCAGCATCGACGACGCCAGTAACCGTGGACCATGCGTCACGGTTGCCTTGCAGCGCATCGGTGAGCGAGGTGACACCATTGCCCACACCCTTGACCGTGCTCCACGACTTACCTAACGTGACATTGCTTTTGCGGATGCGCTTCTCGTAATCCTCGTAACTGCCGATGAGCTTCTGTATGGAGGCTCGCTGCGACTCGTCCATAGGACTTTTCGTGTCAGCCAACATATCCTGGAGTTCCTTGATGCGTTTCTTTACACCATCAAGCCCAATGGTTTTCAGTTCGAGGGTCAGCGTCTTGCCCTCCATACTGTCGAGCTTCGCCACTTCTTCCTCCATTTCGGGAATGCGCGTGAGTTGCTTCATGGCATCGCGTTTCTTCTCCAGTTCCAACACCGTGCGCTGTATGTCGTCAATCTCCGATGCGCTGGCGTTCTTCTGCTTGGTCTGGTAGTAGCTGATGGCATCATCCAGCGAACGGATGGTGTTCAGCCGGGAGATGTCCTCCGGCTTCTTCAATTCATCAAGAGTATCGTCCCATTTCTTCTTCAGATCGTTAAGGGCATTTATCTGCTTCTGTATCTCGATGCGCTCTGTCTCTGTAGCGGTTTTCAACAAGTCTGTATAATACTGCAGCTCTTTTTCAAGCTGGCGGTATGTCTGTATCTTGTCTAAACCGACATCAACATGCGAACTGCGTTCAAACGCCGTTTTAAGGTCATTCAAACGCTGTATTTCAGCATCGATTACTGCAAGTTCCTCTGCAGAGGCATTCTCTCTCAATCCCTGTTGATAGGTGATTTCTGCATCGATGTCCTTCATGGTGTTCAGTTCGGCGGGTCGGCTTGCTGCCTCCTGCAACTGCGTTATCGCATCCTGCTGTTTTTGCAGGGCTGCGATTTTCTTTGCGTAGAGCGCAATGGTCTTGGTGTCCGTTCCGTTGGCAGTTTCCAGTTTGTTCTGGTAGTACTGAATGTTATTTCCAAGTTCCTTATAACTCGTGGCATTGGCGATAAGCTTCTTTCCGCTGTATTTGTCCTGGTTCCCCGATTTACCACTGCCGTTTCCGCTGTCTGTCGAGGGGGCGTTCTGTTTCTTATTGTTCTTCAAGGCGGTCTGGGCGTTCGCAGTCTTTGCCTTGGTGTTCGCTTGCGTGGCCTTTGTGTTTTTCTCCAAATCTGCCGTCTGCCTTGCTGTGGTCTCGTCCTTTATGCCGAAGAACTTCTTCACCCATTCCCATGCCTTCTTTATCACGGCACTCGCTTTTTCGAATGCCTTGACAAGAAAGTCCCATACGGCTGATGCAATTTTCTTCACCGCTGCCCATACAGCATCACAGATATTGCGAAAGGTCTCACAGTTATTGTACGCCGCTATCAATGCACCTACAAGTGCCGCTATAGCCATCACGACAATACCGATGGGGTTGGCACTGAGCACAAAATTCAGGGCTATCTGTGCCACCTTCCAAATGTTGGATGCGACAGCCACCACCTTTGCTGCAGCTGCTTGCGCAAGCGTGGCCACCTTCACAGCTTTCAGTCCTGCCACCACAGTTTTGATGCCGCCGCTGAGCTGCACCATACTCATGAGGGCGATGCCGCTATTAGCTATCCATTCCACATAAGGTGCAGAAGTACTGGCTATTGAGCCAGCCCAATCCATCATGGCGTGCATCTGGTTAGCGAGCGTCTGACGTAGGCTCTCTCCCGTAGATGCCATATTGTCGAAGGCTGCGTCTATCTCTCCTGCGGAGTTTGCCATCGCTCCAATGTTCTGCGAAAACTTTTCTTTTTGTTCGCCCGTCAGCGAACCAAGCAGTCGCATAGCTTCAGCACTGCCGAACAACTGTCCGTAAATGGTTTGACTCAACTGTCCGGTCTTTGCCGAATACTCCTGTATGCTTGCATCCAAACCGAGCAGGAAGTTCTCTAAACCACCAGCAGCCTGAATACTGGCTGCATTAAAACCAATGCCCATCTCGTTGGCCGCTTTCGTAGCTTCCGCAGATGGCTTGATGAGTGAGTTGAGCACGGCAGCCAACTGAGTGGATACTTCCGCCGTGTCACCAGTCACACCCGTTGTAGTGGCGAACACTGCCATCAGTTCGTCCATGGAGACGCCAAGCTGAGATGCACTACCACTCACACGGGGCAATGCCTGCGCCAACTGCTCAAAGCTTGTCACACCGTTCTTGGCCGTCATCTGTATCTTGTCTTGGATGTTTCCTGCTTGATCCCATTCCAGACCATAGTTCTTGATGAGCGTGGAAGTAACGGTCACCGTCTCTCCCAAGTCCGCAATACCACCAACCGCACTACGGCTTGATTTGTTGAGGAACTCTATCCAGTTATCCTCGGGCACGCCATTGGATATAACCTGGTATAAGCCGTTGGCAAGTTCCTCACGCGCAAGCGGTATGTTCTTGCTCAGTTCCGTTATCTGACCAGTCAGTGCTTCAAACTCGTCCCCACTCTTTCCTGCCATGGTGTTGGCACTGCGCATGGCGGTCTCAAAACTGTCGAAAGGCTCGGCAAGTCCGCCCACCATGTCGCTGAGGTCGCGGATCGAGCGGACGGCTGTATCGAACACGAGGCTCTTGTCTGCCATCTCGCGCAGTCTGTTGCCAGTGGCCACAGCGGTATTCCCCACCTCGGAGAGTATGTCGTCAAGACCGTCGGCTTCCACTGTCAGACGTTTCAGGACACCACCGTCCTCGCTCTTGATGTTTATTCTAAATTCTACTGCTTTTGCCATTGTCTTTTCTTATTTCAGTCCGTAACGTTTCTTGGCTGCCTCAAAGCGTGCATTGAACTCGTCCTTGCTCACCTCCTCACGCTTTTCTTCCTGCTTTTCATCCCAAGGGAACGGTAGAACGTCATGCGCTTGAAGATTGCTTTTTGCATAGGGTTGGATGGCAAAGAGCGCCAACACTCTTGTGCGTTCCCACTCGTTGCGCTCCGCATCGCGCTTGGCTTCCGCCCATCGCTCCCATGCCTTGTAAAACTCAAAAGGGGTACATCGTTCAAAGTCTTCTCTGCTCATCCCGATGCACCCCAATGCCATACCCAACAGTTCCTCGACGCTTACTTCTTTTCCGCCTGGTTGGTCGTTTTTTTTTCTTCACCGCCCATATCCTCGTAGAAGGAGTTCGCTGCGTCGGGCTCCATAAGGTCAGCAAAACTCTGGAAGTCGTAGTCAAACTCCACCTTGTCTGCATTGCACGCACTTTTCACGCAGCAGTAAACAAACAGTACCAGCTCGGAGATATTGGTTTTCTCCAGCTTGCTCACGTCCTTACCGCTCTCATTCTTGAAGCGCACCATTGCGCCCATGGTCACACGGCAAGGGAACTCCTTGTCGCCAACCTTGATTTTTGTCTTTTTCATACGCGATGTTGTTATTATTCAGTCTGCTGAGTGGTGTCTGTGATACCCGTACCCACTTTATCCACCTTGCCGCAGTTCTGAAGTGTGATTGAATACTTGGCATCGTCACCAGCCTGTGCGTCAAGGTCAAGAGAGGTAATCAGATACTTGCCTTTATATCCGCCAGTGGCTTTACCTGTGCGTTTGTCTCCTTCACGCAGATTGTACGCTGCCTCCACTGGCTCACCCTTAAGCATTGCGTCCTTCAACTGGTCATACGAAGGCACCTCATCCGTGCCGTCAGTAAGTACAACACCATCGGCGGTAATCTGTTCGGAGAAACTCTTGATGTAAGACTCCTTCCACTTGCCACCAGATGCCTCTTTAGTCACACGCTCACCGGTCTCCGCTGATGTGGACACCTTACAACCGGTGGAAAAGCCGAGGGCATTGGTACCCATGGAAAGGATAAGGTCAGTTCCGTCTAAAACACTTTTTGCCATATCTTTCTTGTTATGATTGTTAATACTATGCCGGTCGCCACTCCGACAATAAAGGCGATGAGAAGCATCTTCCACGGATTTGAACTGCGTTCTTTTTCCGTTCTGGCTTCATTCTTCTGCTGCTCCAATGCTTTCTTGTAGCTCGCCATCTGGCGCTCATAGTACTCGCACTGGCGTTGCAGACTGTCGCAAGTGGCATACACCACGATGATGCCACCTTTGTTCTGCACGGTTGCGCTGGCTCGTCCGTTCTTGGCTCGGTACTCTGCCTTTTCGGGCAGGTTAGTCAGTTCCGCCAGAGGTATCTCCAACTTGGCTTCCTCCTGTGGTACTGTCTCCGTCCATGTGTGACGCACCTCGCTCTGGAGGGTGTCCGCGGATACTTGTTTCACGCTTTCCTCCGTGGACACGCTCGCTTTTCGGCTTGTCGCGCAGCCCGACAAGAACAGGGCAATCATCATGATGCTTGCAACTGTTCGCAGTGTCGATAGCCTTCCGAAGACGCGCCATCTCGCGTTTCGAGGCTTCGAGGTATCTTCTTGTCTCATTGAGTTCTTCCTTCAATGGTTTCACGATGTTCTCTACCAAGATACGGGTGGCATGCTCGGCGTTGTCCATACGCACCGTCTCGGCATCGGCTTCCGCCTTCATCGATTCCGCTTTCGCTTTCCTTATGGTAGCCCGCAGCGTGCATATCGCTACGATGGTGGCCACCAGACCTCCGCCGAGGAGGACGTTCAGGACTTCGCTGATATTCATGCCATCCATATTTTTGTTATTGATAAATGCCTATTGACTTGAGCCACTTGGCGACATCAAAACTCGGACAGGCTTTGTTCACGCCCGGAAGGTCGCGGTGTCCCACGATTTTGATTTGCGGAAAACGCTCGTGGAAGTTCTGCACATAGTCGGTCATTGCCTTCAGCTGCGCTGCCGTGCGCGTGTCCTTGGGATGCTTCATATCCTTGGTGCAGCCACCGGCATACACCACATGGCGGCTCACACTGTTGTAGCCCTTGGCACCGTTGGTCACTTCCCACGGATCAACCTCCGCGTCCTCGTTGTTATCGACAAGGCGCTCCACCTTGCCGTCCAAGTGTATCAGGTCGGTATAGCCTACCTGCTTCCAGCCACGCCCACCCTTGCTTACCGGGTCGGTGTGCCAGTGGCGTATCTCCTTGGAGGTTACCTCACGGCCTTCCGGCGTGGCTGTGCAGTGCAGGACCAAATACTTCATTCTCGCCATTACGCTTCAGCTTTATATCCGCTGGTCATTACGACACCTGCGTCTGCCTTCTTGAACATGCAGATGAAGTAGTGGCGGAAATTCACCTTGTTGCGCTGGTACTCAGGGTCGTTCTCGGCTGGGCTCCAGTACATCTTGGTGGAGCCGGTAGCCTTGAACACACGCTGTGTGTAGAATGCGAATGAGCAGTGGAAGTCGCCAGCAGTTTCTCCCTTGTCGCCGACTGCCTTTTTCTCGCCTTTGGCTGAGAAGTACGGGGTGTTGGCATACTCGTAGATGTCGAAGCCGTAGAGCTTGCCCACCTTGCCGGTGTTGCGGTCGATGTTGTACTGCTCCTTGAAACGCTGGTCGGTCTCCAAGAGGTCGTTCACGTGGTCGGTACACAATACAAGGCGACGGTTCGTGGTCGGAACACCCAACTTGTCGAGGGCAGCCTTCATCGCAAGCACGTCCTTGGCGGTCATCTTGATACGGCCGGTGGTTGCGTCACGCTCGCCGGTAGTGGTCAGTACCGGGGTCTTGGCGGTGTTCTTCTGTGCGCAGAGCGCGTGTGCTGCCTTGGCGAACTTGGCATCGTTGATGGCATTTGAATGGCTCTCCTTCACTCGTGCAATCTTGTCGTAGCTGATGGCGTACAACTCATCGTCGGTGATTGGAGTCACCTTGGTCTGGAACTTGGCGAGCTTAATGGCGATGTCCTTGTCGTCCAATGCCTGCAAGGGGATTGGGTAGGTGGTGTTGTCTATAAGCACATCGGGGTCAACTCCTACCTCCACCAAGTGGATAACGTCATTGTCAACGATGCTTGAGTTGTCGGGAATACCGTCAAGCCAAGTGCCGGCAAGGAACTCGCGCAGAGCCTTCACCATCTCACCCGTCCAGATTTCCTTCAACACGCCCTCGCGTGCCACTCCCACCGGCATGGCACCGCTCACGGCAAGTGCGATGGCATTGGCACCGACGGCACCTGCCACGGGCGACACGCCCAATGCCATTCCGAATACGGCTCCTGTCATCGCATTGAACAGCACAGCCATAATCATGGTCAAAAATACTTTTGCTTTCATTGTTTTTCCGTTTTATTGGTTTGTACTAAAGTTCACACTCCATGCCGTACTCTTCCTTGTAGAGTCGCTTGTACTCTTCGGGCTGCTCCTTGCGGAGGGTCAAGAGTTCGCTTGACGGCACATCGCTCAGTTTCTTGTAGGCAGCCGGCTGCTGTGTTGCCGCTCCGCCCTGATGTCCGATAACGGCACTGAGCTTCATCTGCGGAGCCATGGCTGCGACAATGCGCTCCAGTTTCTCCTTGCCGACTTCCTTGCCGAGGTTGATGAACTCGTCCTTCTTGTCGGGGGCGATGCGCTTCTCCCCTACCGCCTTCTCCACGATGGCGGTGATGCCGGCAAGCGTGAGGGTCGCCTTCTCCTGCTGGAGTTTCTCGTTCTCTTCCTTGGCAGCCTTCAACTCACCGAGCTTGGCGTTGATGTCCGCCTCAGTTGCCGTTTCCGGCAAGCCCAACTTCAGGGCAATCTGTTTCTGTTCCATTTGTTTTTGATTATTGTTGTTCAACATTGGCAAGGGGCACTCGCTGTCCTTGCCGAGGGTTATTCTCTTGCCGTCTTTCTGCAGCACGATGGCATCGTCATTGGCTCCGATGTCCACAAGGCTGACCTCAAACAGTTTGCTCTTGGTGACGGTGGGGCTGGTCTGCCCCTGCACCAGCAACTCGGGGTCTTCGCTTGTTTCCAAGATGTCAAGCCCTGCGCTCACCATCTTCAGACTGCCGAACTCGTACTGTTTCTTGCAGCGAACGGAGAGTTCGGAGGCTTCGTCAAACATCAGCTCGCCGGTCACCTCGCCGTCCTCCACCTTCAGGTCTTTTACATAGCCTATCACGTTGCCGCGCTCGTGCATGTACAGCAGCACCGGGTTGCGCTGGTACTGCTCCACGTTCATGCCTGCCGTCAGCACCCTTGTGCCGTAGCTGTTCAGGCTGTCGTTGGTTATTCTTACTCGTTTTCCTTTACTCATGTCGTTGCTGTTTTTGGGGCTGCTCCGCCCGGTTTGCGACTGCAATATTACGAGGTAAATGTCTGTCCGCCAAAAAAGTGTGCAATGGTTGCACACTTCTATGAAAGCATTGCACACTTTTTTGGAGAGCCACCGAAATCGTGGCACTTTTGCAAATGAATCGGGGCGTGGTGTGCCCTGACGTAACGAACAAAAAACCTTATCAACATGACAAAGGCAGATATTGAAAAGAAGAAGTCGCTGGCACGCACGCTCTATCTCTCGGGCATGGAGCAGCAGGAGATTGCGGAGAAGGTGGACGTGTCGCGCGTCACCATATCCAAGTGGTGTACAGCCGACGGGTGGAAGGAGGCGCGTGCCGCCAAGAACATCACCCGTCCCGAACTGGTGAACAAACTGCTGCTCACCATCGACACGCTCATTACACAGGTAAATGACTCCAACGACCCCGCACTCATCGCCGGGCTGGGCGACAAGCTGGCAAAGCTCTCGTCGGTCATTGAGAAACTCGACAAGAAGGCCAACGTGGTGGACGCCATCGAGGTGTTCATGGCTTTCTCCAGATGGCTGGAGTTCCGCTCGCAGACGGACCCGGAGGTCACGCCCGAACTGATGCGTGTCATCAACAAGTACCAGGACATGTACATCACCGAACAGATGGGCATAAAGTAAGGGAGGCAGCCTATGGCAACAGCAGCGGAAAAGAAAAAGGCATACGAGGAGTGGAAAGAGCGGTGCCGGCAGGTACAGGCCATCACGGACACGTCGCTTCTGAAAAGCGAAACGCCCGTGGAGAGGGATATGCGCATCAAGCGGTTGCTGGGTAACTATGCAGCGTTCTGCGAGTATTACTTTCCACACTTTCTGCAGTTGCGCGACAAGACGACCGGCGAGGTCATTCGCACCATTCACAATGCGCCGTTCCACAACGAGGCTGCACGAAAGGTACGAAACACGCCCGACTTGAAGGCTGTATTCATGTGGCCGCGCGGTCACGCCAAATCGACCCACCTCGATGTATTCACGCCGCTCTGGTTGATGTTCCAACCGAAGCGGCTCATCAACTTTATGGTGGTCGTGGGAAAGTCGGAGGACAATGCAGACCGACTGCTTGGAGATATTCAAGCGGAACTGGAATACAACCAGCGTCTCATTGCCGACTTCGGACAGCAGAAGAACGACGGCGGATGGCAGGAGGGTGAGTTCAAGACAAAGAGCGGTGTGAAGTTCCTTGCCTGCGGTCGTGGACAGTCGCCTCGTGGTCTGCGTGACCGTGAATCCCGTCCTGACTACATCGTCATCGATGACCTTGACGACGATAAGCTTTGCAAGAACGACAAACTCGTACATGACCTCACCGACTGGGTGAAGGAGGCTCTCTTCGGTGCGCTTGATGTGGGCCGTGGCCGTTTCATCATGGTGGGAAACCTTATCAGCAAGAACTCGGTGCTCTACAACATCTCACGCACAAAGGGCGTGTTCCTCTCCAAGATACAGGCGGTGGACCGAAACGGCGAGCCGGTATGGAAAGAGAAGTGGACGAAGGAGGAGGCACAGGCTTACCGCGACTTCGTGGGCTACCGTGCCTGGGAGAAGGAGATGATGCACAACCCTATCGTGGACGGCACCATCTTCCGTGCTGAGTGGATTCGCTACAAGCGTCTGCCCAAGCTCGAAAAGTACGACATGCTGGTGTGCTATACCGACCCGTCGTTCAAATCGACCACTTCCAACGACTACAAGGCGTGCCGCCTGTGGGGAAAGATTGGCTCGGAACTGCATCTCATCGATGCCTTCGTGCGCCAGGCTACGGTCAGCGAGATGGTGCGGTGGCTTTATGACCTCTACGAGCGCACACGCGACACGGTGGCCGTGCAGTTCTTCATGGAGGCGAACTTCATGCAGGACGTGATCCTGGACGAGTTCGCCGTGGAGGGCAACCTGCGCGGCTACCAGTTGCCCATCATGCCCGACAAGCGCAAGAAGCCAGACAAAATCCAGCGCATAGAGGCGGTCAGTCCGCTTTGGGAGCGTGGCTTTGTTTTCTACAACGAGCGCAAGAAGGACGACCCCGACATGCAGGTGGGCATTGAGCAGACGTTGGCTCTGGAGCGTGGCAGCCGTGTGCACGACGATGCACCCGACGCAGACGAGGGGGCGATATGGATTCTACAGCGCAACACAAGACAGGAAAGTTTCAAACCGGTGTTCGGCAAGAGGCCGACCGCCAAAAACATTTGGTGATTATGATTCAAGTTATAAAGGACATTATCTGGGGATGGCAGTGCAAGCGTGCCATCAAGAAAGCCAACAAGCTCTCAAAGCTGCTTGGCATGAAGTATTATGTGATTTACATGAACGGCTCGCTGAAGGTCGTACCGAAACGCACCATCCGCGAACTGGTTGCCAAGCACCGCTTCCGTAAAGGTGTAAAGGTTGCCGACATCGAGCGTCGTGCCATTTATGTGACGCATTAGGAAGGAGGCTTACTATGTTTATCACGGAAGAGGACTACAGAGTGGTCATAGGCGAAAATGCGCTGAAGGTCGTGTCGCAGGCATCGCAGGAGATACGTGACAATGCGGAACTGGAGGCTTGCGAGGAGATTGCCGGATACCTCAGACCAAAATACGACACGGAAGCGGTGTTCTCGGCTGAAGGCGAAAACCGCAACCGTTTGATGGTAATGTATGCCGCCGACATTGCGCTCTATCACATGATTGCCGCTATGCCCCAAAAGATGGGCAGCGAAATACGCAAGGAGCGCTACGAGCGTGCCATAAAGTGGCTGGAAGGCGTGCAAGCCGGAAAAATCATCCCCGACCTGCCGCTCAACACCGACGAGGACGGCACACCGACTGGCGACTTGCTCATATTCGGTTCACAGAAACAATTACGACATAACTGGTAACGCTATGGATATAAAGAACTTTTTCAGCGGTATGTTCGGAGGTGGCAGTCAAAATATACTGCACACGCCAAACGGGGACTTCAACCTTGCGAAGTCGTCTGACCGCAAGCGCATAAAGAAGATGGTCATCGAACTGCAACGCACCACCGATGCGCTTACACGCAGGGACATTGCCGACTGGCGCAACGCCTGGCAGATGGCTATAAATGTGGACAGCCCGAACCGCCAACGTCTCTACGACATATACCGCGATGTGGATATTGACCTTCACCTATCGGGCTGTGTTCGCCAGCGTGTAGGATTCGTCATGGCGAAGTCCTTCAAACTGGTCGATGCAAAAGGTAATGAGAACGAGGAGGCACACCACTATTTCGACCAGGCTTGGTTCAAGCAAATGCTCGAATACGCGCTTGCCGCCAATCTTTGGGGACACTCGCTCATCGAACTTGGCGACCTCACCACCGATGGCGACGGATGTCCTTGCTATACGGATGTGAAGCTCATTCCACGGAAGCATGTCATTCCTGAATACGGCCGTGTGATTCAACAGCTCGGGCAGGACTGGACTACGGGCATCGACTACCGCTCAGCCCCATTCTCTGACTGGCTCATTGAAGCCGGACGACCTGACGACCTCGGACTGTATCTGAAGGCTGCCACGCAGACCATTCCGAAGAAAAACATGTTGGCATTCTGGGATTCGTTCGGCGAGATTTTCGGTATGCCGATGCGTATTGCACGCACCACCTCACGCGACCCCAAGGAGATGGGACGACTTGAACAGATGCTCAAGGGTGCCGGAGCAAGCCAATACATGGTGGCTGGGCAGGACACGGAGATTGAATTTGTGGAGAGTGGCAAGGGCGATGCCTTCAATGTCTATGACAAACGCATCGATCGCGCCAATTCGGAACTGTCAAAGCTCATCATCGGACAGACGATGACCATCGAGGACGGCAGCAGCCTCTCACAATCAGAAACACACCTTGAGGTGTTCGAGAACCTGGTTGAAAGCGACTGCACCATGCTGCGCGACATCGTGAACAACCAGCTTATCCCACGCATGGTGAAGCACGGCTTCCCGATCAAGGGACTGCGCTTCAAATGGGATGATGCCGTCGATTACACACCGGAGCAGCAGGTGGCATACGAGACCATGGTTGCCGACCGCTACGAGGTGGACCCGACATATTTTGCGGAGAAGTACAGCATGCCTGTTGGGGAACGACGCAACGCTACACCCATGCTACCCGGTGGCGGTGACGATGATGGCAACGAGGGCAACAATGAGCCACAAGACGATGACAAGGGCGACAAGAAGAAAAAGCAGCAGCAAAACGTACACGGCTCTTTTTTCGATTAAGCCCCACCGATTATGTGGGGCTGCACCAACGCTATGCCCAGCTGTTAGGCTATGATCCGCAAACATTGTCGCTGTCTAAAGAGCAGGAGCAGATACGCAAGCAACTCTCTGAGCTGTTCGACGGCATGATGCGCACGCTCTATTCTCAGAAAGGGTCGGAGTTTCGCATCGAGGTGCTGGCAGAACCGAAAGTTCAGGAGTTCATCAACGCCCATGCCGGTGCTTTGGATTCTACTTTCAAACAAGTGGAGATGTCTGATGCCATGCGCAAACGTCTCCAACGGTCTGACTATATCTTCTCCGGCATGAAAACGTTCCACGAACTCAACGAGGCATTCCCGTCCTTGCTGGATTCTAACGGCAATAGAAAGACGTTCGAAGCCTTTTTGAATGATGTCCGAAAGATAGACAACACCTACAACTCCAACTACCTCCGTGCGGAGTACAACTTCGTACAGTCGTCTGCGGAGATGGCTGCCAAGTGGGAACGGTTCTCGGAGGACGGCGACCGCTACAATCTCCAGTACCGCACGGCAAACGATGGCAAGGTGCGTCCGGAACACGCTGCGCTTAATGGCGTGACGCTTCCGCCGTCAGACCCATTCTGGGAGGAATACTATCCACCCAACGGATGGAACTGCCGTTGCACCGTAGTGCAGGTGCGCAAGTCCAAATATCCTGCCACTCCCCACGATGAGGCAATGGCACTGGGCGAGGAAGCGCTGCAACGTGACACAAAGGGTATCTTCCATTTCAATCCAGGAAAGGAAAACAAGACCGTACCCGACTACAACCCCTACACTATTCGTCGGTGCCGGGACTGCGACATAGCAAAGGGTAAAATAAAGTTGGCGAGATTTGTTCCAGAGAATGAGTTGTGTGCTGCGTGCAAGCTACTTCGGTGCTTCAAAGATGTTCAAAATGAGCACATCGAAAAGAATCGTTCCTTATATGGCAAACTCATCAAAGATGATAAATATAAAGATGTTGCCTTTGATGAAAAGAACGGGGGTTTAAAAGCCACCCATATTGGGCACAACTTAGACAAAGACAAAGGCTGGTATGAAACCACAATACAAGATGTTGGATATAAACATGGGCATTCTGTTATTTTAGAGGACGAGCCACAGAATGTGTATAAAGGGAAGAGTTGCGAGGGACTTTGGGATGATCTTAAATTCGAGGTCGCCGGTGCAGAAAGTGGCACATCTAATAATATTAGAAATGCTCTCAAACATTGTGCATCTAAACCAGATTCAAAAATCGCAGTTTTATTCTTCCCTAACGGCAATTTCTCAGCGGAGAACTTCCAAGCTGGTCTTGCTAAATTCAATGGTCTCAAGGGAACATCCCAGTATAAGAAGTTTGATTTGATTTACTGCATACAAGGGACAGATATAGTACAAATAAAAAAGCCAAGTTAGAAAACTTGGCTGGAACGAGAGCGGGTCTCTAAAGGTTACCCCATCCCTCGCATTGCAAAGGTAATAACAAATTTTCAAAACACAACAAGTTATGAACAAAATTTTCTCATTTCTAAAAAAAAGCAACCGCTATAAGCATCTTGTCGGCGGTTTACTGGTCGGTCTGTGTGCATTGTCGCCATGGGCAGCCATCTATTCTGCCATCATCGCAGCCTCATGCCTCGAACTCAAAGACAAGCTTCACGGCTGTCCTTGGGACTGGATTGACTGGGCTTGCACAGTGCTCGGAGGCTTCATTGCAATGTTATTTTGGCTCATTGTGTAATATTCATTCATCTTTTGCACAGAGAATGAGTAACTTTGCAAACTGGTAGAGTTTCCCATTAGGCCGTGTGGTCTATCGCGGGTACAACAATGCGAACGCGAATGGCGGTGTCTCGAATGCGAATGCGAATAACGATGCCTCGAATGCGAATGCGAATGTCGGCTCGCGCCTGGAAATCTAACTAATCGGCGTACAACGATGGGGACGTGTCCCTAATGTGGAGCCGAGGGAAACGAGCCACAGCAAAAGCACCAATATAAAGGTGGAAAGCTGAAACATCAAGTGTCGGGCAATAGAGTTTGGTAGGTCGGTAACGATTCGAAGAAGTTTGGCCCGGGGAAAGGAAGGCCCTTATCTTCCATAAAACAAAAAAGACAATGCTCAGAGAAGGCTATATCATGCAAGAGATAACGTCCTACGGCAACATTTCGGAGGCGTTTGACCGTGTACTGCGTGGGAAAAAGCGAAAGAGATGCCGTCAAGGACGCTATCTGCTCGCACACCGCGAGGAGGTGATTGCAGAACAGACTGCAAAACTTGCCGACGGGTCTTTCCGCCTCGGTGGCTACCACGAGCGCACCATCTGTGAATACGGCAAAGTCCGTCACCTGCAGATTATCTCCATGTACGACCGCATCGCAGTGTATGCAGTGATGAACGTGGTGGACCAACATCTGCACAAGCGTTTCATCAGGACGACTGGAGCAAGTATAAAGAAGCGCGGCACACATGATCTCCGCAAATGCATGCAATTGGACATGGAACGTGATCCCGAAGGCACACGCTACTGCTACGAGTTCGACATCAAGCATTTCTATGACAATACTAAGCCTAAGTTTGTCATGTGGTGCTACCGCAGAGTATTCAAAGACAAGACCCTGCTGTCACTACTGGATCATTTCCTTCATCTACTACCAGAGGGCATCAGCTTCGGGTTGCGAAGCTCACAGGCTTCTGGCAACCTCTTGTTGTCCGTGTTCCTCGACCATTATCTGAAGGACAAATACGGCATCCGCCATTTCTACCGTTATTGTGATGACGGCAGAGTGCTCTGTGGCAACAAGCAAGAGAATTGGCTGGCACACGGCATTGTACATGAGCAAGTCGAAAAAATTGACCTTGAAATCAAGAAAAACGAAAGGGTGTTCCCTTCAGCGCAAGGAATCGACTTCTTGGGGTATGTGACATATAACGGTTCATACTCACTACTGCGCAAGCGCGTCAAGAAGGAAAATGCAAGGAAACTACACAAAGTCAAGTCAAGAAAGAGACGGCGGGAACTGATTGCGTCATTCTACGGAATAGCCAAGCACGCTTGCTGCCGAAATTTGTTTTATAAATTAACAGGCAAAAAAATGAAATCATTTAAGGATTTGAATGTCGCTTACAAGCCAGAAGACGGCAAGAAGCGATTTGCGGGTGCGGTGGTAAGCATCCGCGAGTTGGTGAACCTGCCCATCGTGGTAAAAGACTTCGAAGTCGGGGTCAAAACCAGCCAGGGCGAAGACCGCTGTGTCGTGTCAATCGAGCAGAACGGCGAGCCGAAGAAGTTCTTCACCAACAGCGAAGAGATGAAAAACATTCTCCAGCAAGTGAGTGAAATGCCAGACGGCTTCCCATTCGAGACCACCATCAAGGCGGAAACCTTCGGCAAAGGTAGAACAAAGTACATTTTCACATGATGAACAGAGTAAACGGAGCACAAGGGGTAAAGCTGCTTGAATGCACCAACCCCGTCAAAGGAAAATGGCGCGTCCGCTGGGACGTGCATAACAACGAGGATGGATCTGCCGACTATATGGAGGCTGAGTTCAACGGAAAGCCATCTGAGGATACCATCAAGACCATGGTGTCGGAATGGTTCAACGACCGCACGAACGAGACCATACTTTCTGGCTTCGTATGGAACGGCATGAGCGTGTGGCTCTCAAACGAGAACCAGTTCAACTACAAGGTGGCATACGACTTGGCTGTGCAGTCTGACGGCAAGACATTGCCGGTCACGTTCAAGTTCGGAACAGACGATGTGCCATGCTATCACACGTTCAGCACCATCGAAGAACTGACGGACTTCTATACCAAAGCCATGCAGCATATCCAGGACACACTGGCTGACGGATGGAAGAGCAAGGATAATTTCAATTTGGAGTTATACCGAGACTAAGAACAATCCCTTCGGGGGAGGGTAATAAAAAAGCCCCCGGCCTGTTAAAATAGTCGTCTCACTTACTTTTTTAACCAAAACGCCATACAGCGCACGACCGGGGGCGTATGCCCTCGTTCGCACTGTATGGCTTTATTGTTTTGGTTGCGCAACGCGCTATGTAAGTGAGACGATGCAAAAGTACAAATAATTTCTGAGAATGAAACTAATAGAGATACTGAATTTGAACAGGGAATTGCTAATTTACCTCCAAAAGGCAGGAATCAGGCTGGACGATGTGCAATATATCGACCTATTTAAGGAATACCGCACACTTTCCGCACAAGGCGAGAAGGTGTCATATATCGTGGCAAGGCTCGCCATAGAATATGCCATAAGCGAGCGCAAGGTGTACAGCCTTATACGGCGTTTCAAAACTGACTGCAATCTACTTGCAGTGTAACGTTTGCGTATGGTCATTGTCGAGGGGACACGCGTTGTTACCTTTGCACCGTTTTCAAATTCAAAACGGTTATGAACAAATACCATCAAATTTTACAGAAGGTACTTACTCATGGCAAGTACCAGACTAACAAGAAGGGAAGCATACGCTATCTTCTCAACGAGCAGTTGGTGCTTTCCCCTGCTGACCTGCTCGACATATTCGAGGGGCACGGCATCGCGCGAAAGAAGTTAAAGAACGAGCTGCAGCTCTTCATGCAGGGTGAACGCAATGTGGAGAAGTATCGCGAGGTGGGCATCAATTGGTGGGACTACTGCGGTGCCATTCTCGTAAACTCCTACCCTACCTATTTTGAGAAGTTGCCGCCTCTCATCGCCAAAATCAACCGCGAGAAGCGCAACAGCAAGAACTATGTGCTGTTCCTCGGTTCAACCGATGCGGAGACAAACCAGGCTCCGTGTCTGTCGCTCGTTCAGTTCCAGATTGAGAACGACGAATTAGTGGTGTCGGCTTACCAGCGCAGCTCGGACGCGAACCTCGGCTTGCCTGCGGACATCTACCATCTCTACCTTATGGCTCGGCAGATTGACCTCCCGCTGAAGTCCATCACGCTGAACCTTGCGAATGTGCATATCTACGAGAACAACATCGAACACACCAGACAACTGCTCGACGGAAATGAGAACGTGAAATTTGAACTGAACGTGTAAGGCATGAGAAAACAGTATCTATCAGCACCGCTCCCTTTCGTGGGGCAGAAGCGCATGTTCGCGCGTGAGTTCATCAAGGTTCTGAAGCAATATCCGGAGGACACGGTATTCGTGGATTTGTTCGGTGGTTCGGGTCTGCTGTCGCACATCACCAAGTGCCAGAAGCCGGATGCCACAGTCATATACAACGACTTCGACGGCTACCGCAACCGCCTACAGCACATCCCGCAGACCAACCACCTTTTAGCTGACCTGCGCAAAATGGTGGAAACGGAGGGCATACCCAAGCACAGCTGCATCCGTGGTGAACTGCGCGACCGTATATTCGCTCGTTTGGAGCAAGAGGAACGAGAGGTCGGGTACATTGACTTCATCACCATTTCTTCCGGACTGATGTTCTCCATGAAATACAAATTGAGCATCCCCGAAATGAAGAAGGAGGCTCTATACAACAATCTCCGCAAGTCAGACTATCCTACTTGTGAGGACTATCTTGAAGGTATCACAGTAGTATCATGCGACTACAAAGAGGTGTTCGCCCGATACAAAGACATGCCGAATGTTGTGTTCCTTGTTGATCCGCCCTATCTATCCACCGACGTTGGCACATACAATATGTACTGGAAACTTTCCGACTACCTCGATGTGCTGACCATTCTTGCCGGACATCACTTTATATATTTCACTTCCAACAAGTCATCCATTATTGAGCTTTGTGAATGGATGGGCAAAAACCCGACCGTAGGCAACCCATTCAAGAACTGCCACAAGGTGGAGTTCAACGCCACAGTGAACTACAGCTCGCACTACACAGACATGATGTTGTTCACCGATGCCGCCTAACGGCGTTATAATTCGAATCTAACGGCATTAAAAAGCCCCGGCGGTAATTTATCCGTCGGGGCTAAATCGTTGCGACACGGGCGGTTTATCGCAATAGGTAACGCACCGCATAACAGTCGATGCTTTCAAGTATCTCTTCGTGGTTGTGGTTGGTGTTCGTCTCAACAAGCGCCATGCCGTTAAAATCATCACCACTCAATCCGTCAAGGGCAGTATGCACCTGGTGGCAAAGGTCGAAAGCTGCATCATGACCACCGTCAGCCCAGTCTGTCACAAGGTGAATAGTAACAAGCCCCTTGCCACGCTGACTGCCGCCTTGAAATGGCGACCACTCTATCTTTCCAAACTCCACAAAGACGGCTGGACGCGCCCATCCTTCTTCCTGCTCTACAAACTCCACATTGTGGTTCCACAAATCGATGTGCTGCACTTCAGGCACATCGCTCGCCAGTTTTGCTTTAATGGCGTTGAATAATTCCTTTCTCATTTCAATTTATATTCGTGTTCAAAATACTCTGCAAGGTTCTCCTCGATGATGTCCTTGACCGCTTGCTCCACTTCTGGCGATGCTCCAAGAAATCTGCGGCGCGGTATCTTGATGCTCTTTCCTTCTTTCATCAGAGCCATGTGCTTCCAGAACTCCGCCTCGGTGCTCAGTTGTACGGTGCGCTTGTCGTTGCGTCTCTCACCATTCTTCTTGCGTCCGAATGAGCCTGTCGCCTCATGGTACTTGTGCCAGAAGAATCGCTTCATCCTCGCCGTCACCTTTATCTCACCTCCATCGTTGTGTATGGCTGCATAAGGCAGTGTCGAGCAGAACGTGATACTGCTGTCTGTGGTTCGGCTGCTGATGCTCTGCCGCAACTTGCCGGTGTCTATCAGTATGGAACCGCCAGAACGTGTAGGGCTGCTTCTGCGTTGCCACGCCTCGTTGAAGAATGCCTGCCGTTCAAAGTTGCGGTCAAACTCATCACTCAACTCCACCCTAACGTCGTTTAGGATATTGCGGATAATTTTCTGTATGTCCTGGTTCATCGTCAAAGTCGAATTTTAGAAACGTCTGTGCCTCTTGTGGCACTTCGTTCTTAGGGTCACAAGAGGCATTGAGGAGGTTGTAGAAGGTACGCTCACATATACCATAAACAGGATACACGTACCTTCGCCATATCTCGCGGTTGCTGATTCCGCTTTTGGCATGTTGGTCGTATATCCTATTTATGTCGGTGACACGTTTCTGATAGCTTGCTCCTCGCCTCTTGCTCATAAAATGTTTTAGTGTCTGTCTCTTGGTTTATAGGGACGGATGTCATAGCTCATCTTTGCGCTGACGGTTACTCTGCCCGTTCCCTCACATTGGTCACATGTGCTTTCTTTGCCAGTCTCCTTGTCGTGGAGACGACCTGTGCCGTAACACTTACGGCACAAGGCCACTTTCGGTTTCTTCTCTACTTCCAGTATCATGTCTCTTCACTTTTAGGATTCTGTCATTCCGAGCGGTATTGACCTCCACATTCCGTTCTCGTTCTTTATCTCTGCCCTGATGAACTGCTTGCTCACCTCCGGCTGGTAGCTTTCCTCGATGATGCGCACGCCTTCAAGGAAACGCTCATCGCCAGTGTCCTGCGCCACCTTGCGGAGTTGCACGATGCGGCTTGCCTTCAGCGTGCCCTTGGCATCGCGTGCCAGCAGGCGAAACACCATGTTCACCAACGCCTGTGTCTTGTCGTCATTGGCAAGGCCGGCGATGTACTCCTTCACGATGGCGATGCCGTCCTCTACGGTGTCACGGTAGCCGTCGGTCACATACACACCGAGCGTAATGCGCTTGTTGCCCTCGGAGTTGGTGAAAGTGTGGCTGCGCTGGTCGTCCTTGACCTTGGTCTTGAACAGGTCAGACTTCATCTCCAGTATGGTCTTGAAGTTGTCCATCACCTTTTGCTTGCTGTCCTTGATTTGCTCGCTGATGCCGAGAAGCACGGGGATGGAATGTTCTATTTCCTCGTCCACGAGCTGTTTGTACTCTTCACGCTCGGCCTTAGCTTTCGCCTCTGCCTCTTTCTTGGCTTTCGCCTTTTGGAATGCCCGGTACTCGGCCATCTCCTCCGCCGTCATTTCAACGGTCTGCTTGTTGTCTTCTTTCATTGTAGTAAACTTTTTGTTGATTATTATTTTGATTGCTTATCACTCGTCTTCTTCTGGTTCCGGCCAGTCGCCTTCATCCAGTTCCTTGTCTATCTCGTATTCAATACACTCAAGAAATTCGATATACTGGTCTCCTTGGAGTTCTCTGTATGCGATGCCATGAATATATTCCATCACACGCTTCACTTTCTCATTCATGCCTCACCTCCATTTCCAATTGGTACCATCATGTATTCCACTTGTGGCTGTGCTGGAGGTGTCGGTTCTTTCTTAGGTTTCAGACCTCCCTTGCGCTGGATGGAGCGGAGCTTCACCGATAGCTGCTCCAATTCCTCATTACTTAGTTGGGAGAACACCTTGCCGGCAATACGCTGATCCTGGCAAAATGCGTTGATGCGTGTCCAGTCTGTTGTATCGATGCCGAGCTTCTGCATCAACCTCAAGCACTGGCTTCGATGCTTGCGCTGCTCGTCCTTGGCGGTGCGTATCAATTTGGCTGTAAAACCTTCGAGCTTGTCGCACATCATGTCGTACTCCTTACGGGTAATTTCCCTAAGCGAAGTGGTACGTCCATTAGTGAATTGACTCACCACTCCTTCCTTGAACTCATCACCCAGTTCCTTGGTGGCAAACTTGTAGCTCTTTTTGAGTATGCCATAGAAGCGTGCGAAATTGGTTATTTCCTGTGCCATATCTATTTCAATTTTGACAACCTTATTCTTTCACTTAACACCTTCAAATTACATTCAGGACAACACTCCCCCTCATCTTTCAATGGATGAGGATTGTTTCCATAGCCGATTTGGGGCTTACCGCAAAGGCAGCAGGTGTATTCACGAACATTGTTCTCATGACCTTCAAACATCACTTTAATGCCACACGAACTGGCAACATCCAGTTCCAGTTTTGCTCCCTTGCTCAATTCCCAGCCTTGCAGCATATAGATGCAATCACACTTCAAAAGCAGGGCAATGTCCACTCTCATGTGCTCCATCCAGTGTGCTTCCTGCGAAACGCCATTTTCAAATGGGTTCACCGGCTCGTAACCTTTTATGGAGAGATAGCGTGCCGCATGGTCAAAGGTTGCCATACGCTCTTTAAGGTCGTAGTGGGCTATCGCTCCGCTGATATAAACTTTCTTCTTCATTTCAGTTATGTTTAGTTGTTAGACTTGTCATTATAAACCTCCACGGCTTTCTCCGCCCAGATGGTGTAGTATTCACTTACGTTGCCTGAATAGCGTCCTTGACAGTATGCACGGAAGCCTTGCGTCCTCACCTTCACCCCGGCTGCGTATTTCAGTCTGATGGCAGGTTTACCGATGGGCTTGCCTTTATCCTCTTGGCTGATGAAGATGAACGTCTTGCGCTTGAAACGTTCTATCAGTGCCTTGGTCAGTGAATATTCCCACCCTGCTTCGTATGCGTACTGATAACTGTCCACAATTATGAACTTGGCGCTCTTGGGCTTTGCCAGACGTTCTTCCAATGCCTTGATGTCACCATCGGTAATAATGCGGAACGAGCCTTGAACGTCACTCATCTTGAATTGGGCAAGCCGTCGTTGCATCGACAGTCCAACGCCCTCTTCCAAGGACACATACAACACGCTGCCTATACCGCAGAGCATCTTGGCAAACTGCATAACGAAGGAACTCTTGCCACTGGCACTGGGGCCACTGATGAACCATGTGTCGCCCTCTTCAGGCTGACCGAACACGTCTTTCCATTGTCCTTCAAATGGTAGTGCCTTGCACTTGATATTCGCCACATCCTTGGGACTATATGCTCGCTTTGCCATATCACTTCTCTGTTTCGATAAGTTCTGATACAACAGCGTCCGCTATCTTGACTGCATATTTGGCAATGAGTTCGGCTGTCATTTCTTCACGATCATGGTGAAGGACTGGAGCCACAAACAATGCAGCCTTGGCCAATTCATAGCGACGTTGCTCCCAGTCTACCTCGTTATTTCGTTGTCGGCGGTTTATTTGTATAACCGCGTCCATATATTGCATTTCCATCTTTGTCATCATGCCTGCACTCTTTTTAGTTTTTCTATTTCCGTGTAAACTCGCCTCAGTCCCCCACCCGACTTGCGCACCAGGGTAGCAATATCCGCACCTTCTGGGGCGTTCACCTTTGCCACCACGCTCGCCTGGTCTTTCAAGAACTTCTCACGCTCCTTGCAGTCATCGGGCGTTACCTTCGAGTAGCGGTCACCGTATCGGCTGAGCATCTCGGTATAGCCCACTTTCTTGCACTCAATGGAGCGATTGATTTTGGCTTTCAGTCCGTCCGCACCCATCATATACCAGGCGCAGCATCTTTCTGTAGCGTTCCACAAGGCTTTGAGTTCCAGGAATGCCTCATACTGCAAGTCGCCAGCCTCGTCCAAAATGATGAGTGGGGTGTCGATTGAGCGCAAGTAATAGACCAAATCCTCGTACACGTCGCTGTATCTTCCATTGCTGCCCACACCAAACTCAGTGGCTATCTTGCGCACCAGCTTCAGTTTGGTCTTCACTTGGGAGCAATCCACATAGATGGCATTGCGGTGGCACTGCACATAATAGCGTGCCGTGAATGTCTTGCCGATGTTGGGTATATCACAAAGTATCGCACTCAGTCCGCTCTGTTGGCTGAACTCCAGCTGCTTGGTGATATATTCGAAGGTGGCGGTGCGTGCTGGCTTCCATTCAATGCCTCCTCTGAGGTTCACACCCAGTCTTCGGGCGATGGTTATCCAGTTGGCTTCGCTCAGTGCCTTGTCTGTCTGACCATTCTTGATGGCGCTATATACCGAGGTGCTGATGCCCAATGAAGCAGCGTGCTTGGCATCGCTCGGATAGTTCGTGCGGTTGGTGGCTATAGCCTCCAATATCCGCTTCTTGTTCTCATTCGTTATCATGTCTCACGTTATTTTAATTGTATTCTAATATCATTCTATAAATCTGCCAACGGGTCAGAAATGTGGTAGGTCACTTCCATTTCCTGCTCACTTTCCATCGGTGGAAGTTCAATCGGTGGCGGTGGTGCAGCCTCTTCATGGGCGGTCTGCTCAGCCTTGGATATGCCCACACTTGCTATGGCGTTCTTCTTCACGTATGCGTTGAAGGCTGCTATCTTCTTCTGCTGGTTCACGAATATCTCTTTGTCCTCGTCAGTCTGCTCCGCATCGGCCGTGTTGAACGTGCCCACGTCCTCGAGCTTGTCGATAAGGCGGTCGTTCTGGAAGATATAAACATCGGTTGCGTTGCCATCCTCATCGGTCAAATAGTAGGCATCCACCTTGTAGTTGTTCGGATCGAGACGTTCCATCACCTCAGTCTTGCTCAACCACCAGTCCCTATACGCCACTCTGCAGTAGCTGTTCCTGCGTATGGAGGTCTCTGTGTGCTCGCCGATAAAGCGTGCCCACACCGATTTGTCCATTGGCTGAAGCGTTGGGTTCATATTGGCTTCAAGCACTTGCCAGCGTGTCATGCCAGGGTATTTCTTTTGGTTCGGGTGGAGGGTATTGTTGAACTCCTTGATGTCACGGATGTCATCAGCAATCAGTTCTTCCCATGTGTAGTACTGTTTGTCCTCATAGGTGTCATTCTTCTCATCAAACACCTTCTTGGCCTCCGTGCGGTAGTGTCTGTCTTTGGCATAGAAGCGTCCGATGCCGAGATGGTTTCTATGCTCCACACGGCGTTTCTTAGCACCGTTCATCGGCTCAGCGTATTTCTCTTGAGAGTTCATCGGGGCGCAGAAGCGCACAAATGGGAACAATACTCCTGCCTTCAGGAAACTATCTTTCCACTGACTCATCAAGTGGTTCTCCACCTCAACCTGCGCCGGGCAACCCCAGCCCTTGCTTTCTATCAGTCGGAACATCGAACGGAAGCAGTCGGCAACCAAGTCCACGTTCTTGTTGCGGTTGTAGGCGTAGCCCACCACGCATTGGCTTGTCACATCGTAGGCGTAGTATGCCTTCGGCCTTGCCTTGGTATCCTTCAGTTTGCGTGGGAGATCGCGGTCATCGAATGAAATCTTTGAGAACGAGAACTCGGGCGCATGACGGTGAACGTGTGGCATCTGCTCGTGCATGAATGTGGTGTAAGAGTCAAGCGAGTGCTCAATAAACAGTCGGTTCTTCGGTTTGTTCAGATAGTTGGTGATGGTGCTTTCGCTCAGCGACTTCGGGTCACCGTTCTTGTCGGTCCACTCGCTTGCATCGAAAAGCTCACCGGTCTCTGGATCATACACGTCCAGCTCACCGCACACAAACGAGTTGTACAATTCCCAAACATTGGTATTGAACGGCTTGTTAGGTAACACGGCTATCGACAGAATCAAACGCTCGGTACGGTAATCCACCTTACGGCTTGTCTGGTTGCCGAACTTTCGGCTGATGAGGCACTGGTAGCCGTCTCGTTGGTACTCGTTCACCTTCTTGCGGAAGCGCAACATACTTGCCGGCAAGGTGTGCCCGGTCTTCATACGGTAGCCCTCCACAGCTTGCGACATCATGCTCCAGTCATACTTCTGGCCCATCGTCTTCTGTATCGCCTTGGCGTTGTTGTAGAGTTTGATACAAGCATTCAGCACGCTGGCGTTGGTCACATACTCCTTCACATGAGCGTCAGTAGCGTGGTCGTGTCCGCACTGGTTGCGCCAATCGTTGAAATAAGCGACAGCAGCCTGGTCCACCTCGTAGTTGGCATCAAGCCAGGCAAGCAGCACCTCAAGCGACGGGTCCGGATAAAGCTCCTTGAGTTTGTCTTGATAAGCATCGGGCAGACTGCTGACTGCGATGAGCGCATAGCCGCCTCTTCCACCACGACGCACAATGTCTATGCGACCGCGTGCAGAGAGCTGCTTGTAGTTGGGTACGGTCATCACACCGCCATCCACAAGTTCCCGCATCGAGATGCAAAGTCTGTTATCGTGGTACTCCATACTTACTCCTCCTTATCTCAATGTTGCAGCCCAGTTCTGGATAGCAGGAATATCGCTCACCTTTACATTGTCATAGTGACGAACCACCTCACCTTTGTGATAAACATCACAACCACCATTGCCAGCTTCTTTCTCAAACTCCAGCAACACACCATTAGGCAGATACTGGCGCATATAGCCGTCAGCATCATAGAATGTTTCCTGCTCAGGTATTACGGTCATAATGACGCCACCATGCTCCATAGCCACTTTGCGAATTTTGTGCGCGAGTTCCGTGTTTCCACGCTCGCCATCAAAGCGAAGAGCATAATCAACCATGCGACCAGAGACCTTGAACAAGTTCAGAATGAACTCGCGGTCTGCTTTCTTAATGTGAATGTACCTTTTCATATCTCACTTATTTTTGATGTTATACTTATTTGTGGAGTGTGGGGAGTCGAACCCCGTGGCTGTCCTACGCTCTTCGCTTTCGCTTATTCCAACTTTCCAGCCACTGCAACCGTGCCACTCCTGCGGTCTTTCCCGCCGTCATCCGAGGCCGGCCCTGCCGACTATCCAGTGCGGTGGCTGACTATCCAGTGCAGCACCCAGGGCCTTCGTGTTATCCTGCAATCATTTTACCTCGTTTATATTCGGTCTTACGCTACATCCGTAGCAGGACATCAGCCGTCTTATCAATCTCGCCACATAACATTCTGGTGCTGTAAATACGATGCCGTCCTCTTCTGTGTAGCTGAAACTAACACCATCCATTATCAGAACCATTGCCACCTTGTGCTTCACGCTCTGCGTCTGCCACTCCTTTATTTCTGTATCGTTCATATTCTTTAATTGCAAAAATTCGTTATTCTCGACCTTTTTTCGTATCTTTGGCCGCTCGTTCAATCTTGAACACGCTGCAAAGATAAACAAGATTTCTCGACTATGCAAGAAAAAAGACAAGAAAAATCGCCTATAAAGCAGAATATCTTGCTTTATCTGGCTCAAAAAGGGGTTTCGCCCTATGAATTTTATAAGGAGTCGGGGGTAACCCGTGGTATATTACAGCAAAATAATGGTATAAGCGAAGATAACATTGCAAGATTTCTCGCTTATGCCCCAGATGTTAGTGTCGAATGGTTAATTACCGGCAGAGGCGAGATGTTCTCAACTATGCAAGAAAAAAAACAAGAAAAATCAGTTTCGGAAGAAGAATTGCCTAAAGTTTCATACAACCCAACCATAGGCAAGCCTTATTATGATGTGGATTTCTTAGGTGGGTTCAATGAGATTGTCAATTCTCAAGTAACGATCCCGACCAACAACATCGTGATACAAGGATTTGAGAAGGCAGACTTCTGGTGTAATGTCACAGGACACTCTATGGAACCAAAAATTAACCATGGTGATATTATTGCCCTCCATAAATGCACTCTGGAGGACATTCAATATGGGGAAATTTACGCTGTCGTACTTGATACATTGCGCACCATCAAGATACTCCGTCGGGCGTCAGATCCAAAGAAGCTGCGTTTCGTCCCTATCAATACGATAGACTATGACGAGCAAGAATACCCGGTAGAACGCATCATGAACGTATTTGAGGTTATTGGAAGCATTTCCAAGTTCTTCTAACACGAAACGTATGCCCCTCCAACGCCATTAGAACCCCGTTTGGTGGGGTGTACCCCCTCTTTCGAGGCTCATCCCATGTAAGAATCCTCATAAATACAAGGTTTTAGCCCGATTCGCGCCCATTTTACCAATATCACAAATGGGTAGTTTCCCCCACCCTATCCCTTAAAACTATCCTTTTCCCTCCCCCTCTATCCTACCCCCGAAAACCCCGAATGTGTAACCCCTAATTTCCGAAAATGTAACCCCTATCTGTAACCCCAATAGTAACCCCATTCCCATTTTTCGCCATTTTCGGACATAAAAAAAGGAGGTCAAACGACCTCCATTCCCACGACCGTCCAAACGGCCTTTTATTTGCGTTCTAACGCCATAAAAACACCAGCCTAATCATCCGCCCCACGAGAGCATGAAATAAGCGTAGATTGCTTGATTATAGCGCATTTCGTGCATAATGTACCATTGCCAGACAGCCCGGCATGAAGCAAATAATTCTTCGTTGCGCCGATCTGTTCAGCCGTCAAAACCGTATAAACCGCGGAAATGCTGCTAAAGTACCAGTCTTTCCGCCTCGTTCCATCTATATTGTGCAGCAGATGCACATGTATTACCTTTGCCATATTCACTCGTTTTGTTTCTGCAAATATACCAAATAATCATTATATGGAATAATTTCGCAATATAAAATTTCAGAAACACCATAAAAAAGTGGCCTCAGCCACCATTCTACCCCACCCCAACACAACACCAACCACCAACAGAAACGCAATATAAACCACCCGTAAGCCCCATGTAAACCACAGGAGCCTCAACAAGCCCCAAAAGTAAACCAAATGTAAGCCTATGTAAACGCTTCGTTTTACGCCGTCATTTCAGCCACACACGCCTAACTCGTTGAAACACAAACCCCTCACCCATTTTTCAGCCGACCGACTCATATACGCTTCGTTCTGTGCCCCATATCAAAAGACCAAAGACCTCATCATATTAACAAATAAAAAGAAGGTGTGTCAAAATGCACCCCTTCTTTCTTTTACGCACAAAGCCCCGACTTTCACAAGCTGGGGCTTTGTTATTACCTAAAGA